AAAAACCAATTAACTATGTTTATAGAAGCACAAATGGTGTTTAAAAGCTATGCACCACTCAAACTTGAGAAAGGCATGTTATTCTTGTATTCTGAGCCATTATGTTTTCAATTGAAACAGCTATGCCATATTCCTGCTGATGAACAAGAATACATCAAGGAGAATGGCTATCCTGTAGAACCATACATTGTTGAGGCTACAAATCCCAATGAGCGCAAATCTGAGCGTGTTTTAGCCACACCAGAGCAAATAGGCTGGTTTGATGAGGGTGAATGGTCTGATGAGCTCTGTGACATAGAATTAAAGCATTACAACCGCATTCTAGAGGGTTATGCAGGTTCCATCCTCATTGAGATGTTTGAGACAGATGAGGAAGAGCTAGTTCCCACATTGTACAACAACAAGGTGACAATTGCATATGCTGATCTAGAGGATGAATATGACGATGATGACGAGGAATTAACATATGAAGAAGATGATTACGATAATGACACACATACAGAAGGAGATTTCTAAATTATTTAACAATGAAGGCAATTCTTATCTATTTGGGCTTTATGGATCAACCTATGCCCAAGCAACAATTTATTCAACAGTTTAAAACTACCTATCCAGAGGAACAACTTACGTATGAGCAATGGTGTGTACACGTACGTGCATCCATGCTCCATGGGAGGCAGATAGTGCATTTTGGTTAGACAGGGTTAATTGGTGAGAAAACAAGCTCTAGGTGTAAAAGCCTAGAGCCTTTTCTTTAATACATTAAAATTATTTATCATGGGAATGGACATTTATGGTAACAGCGATGCTTATTTCAGAGCTAATCTCTGGAGCTGGAGGCCAATACACTTATTATGCGATGTTGCAATACAACAATACAATTTAGATATGAATACAGACGGATGGTCATATAACGATGGATGTGGACTAGACACACAAGATGAATGCGATGCATTAGCAGGCAAACTAGAGCTCCTATTGATAGACAATGGGTGGGCTAATGTTGCTGATGAAGAGCGTGTTTATCTATGCTTAGGCATGTGGTGCACACAAGAGGGTGGGTTTGTTGAAGAAGGTGTATGTAATCAACTCAATGAACAGTTTCCTGAGGGTACATTGCTATTAGGTGGTATAATACACACAGATGGCAAGATGTATGAACCCTCACACAGCACATCTGTAGGACACTTAAGAGAATTCATCAAGTTTTTACGTAAATGCGAAGGCTTTAAGATCTATTAACTCAAATAAAAACAAAAAACAATGAAAAACGTAACAAAAGCACGTTGGACAAACAAGGAAATCAACTTAGCAAAAGAAGCATTAAAACTATCCAATGGTAATCAGCTAAGAGCAACTCAAATGCTCACAGGTGTCATCGATCGTACACCAGCTTCTATTCAGGTGAGAATGTGCATATTAGCAAAGAAACATCCTTCTCTGCGTAGGAAGAACATTTTGAGAAGGGCTGCTCAAAACGCAACAGCTGTAGAAACTCCACAGACAGAACCAATCACCACTAGAAGCGATGATCGTGCTACCACTGGTACAATGGTGATTACAAGGATTGAATTGGCTAATGATCATTTGAAGTTCTACTTCTAAGCGCAACCAAACATCCATATATATGTCAGCCACACCAATTCTAGTTTATTCCTCTAAAAGGAAGAGGAAACCTTTGTCATTTACCATTGACCACAAGCATTATGCATTGGCTAGTAAGCTAATAGATGCCATATTTGCTAGTAAGCGGTCAAAAGTTGTTGTGGATAGGAGAAGATTCTCTTACGTTCCATCTAACGGAACTAAGAAGATGGTCATTAGACTAAAACGCTCCTAACAAAAATGCATTGTAGGGCAGAAAATTGTTTTTTCTGTCCTACATTTGCAACACTTGCGTCATTATATGGATTAAAAAATCAATTTTATGTGGTGGAAAATAGCCATACTTATTTATGCCCTCTTCATATTGTGGTTTGCATACGAAATTATGCAAGCTCCATTGGTGAATGAGGATGAAGAAACAAAAAAGGCTAGCGATTAGGCTAGCCTTTTAATACATTGTTATTGTGATGGATTATTATGCTGCTTTCTTCTTGGAAAGTACAGACCAAATACCACCAACCAATGTCAAAAGAGCACCAGACAGTTCTAAGAATGTGGATTCATCAACCAAGCCTTTAGCTACGATGAAACCACCTACAAATGTGAGAGAATGTCTGAGAATACCAATTACTTTTTCTTGCATAGCTTACGATTTAAGCGTGCAAGATAGGTAATCTATCCCAAATTACCAAATTTAACTCTAATCAACTCAATTACATGATTTATCAGACTATCCACGAGATTATGAACCCTTTTGATGTGGAAACACCGTTGGGATATGGTGTTGCGCTATTTATGATAGCTGGGTCCATCCATTCTAACCCTCAGTTTATCATTAGGTTATACAATACAGGAGAGGTTAGGACAGTCGATCAGAACGATATTAGAATTTATGGTAATCCAACAGCTGGAGAACCTCTAACGCCAAAAATGAAAGAAAATGACTAACTTCGACAAGTGTGTAATATGTGGTGAAGACTCACCATATACACCAAATGTGCATATTGACTACAGAATAGGATATGTAGAAGGAGCAGGACAAGGCTGCTTTAAGCCTAATGGATGTAATAGAGGTAAAAAGGGAGACACTCTCAGTATTCCTATGCACATTGTAAACCAACTACCTAATGATGCTGATTTAGGTGAGTTTGTAAGAAAGCTTTATTGGGTAAACAGATAAAATATGAAGAAGAAAACTAAGAAAGAAGATGAGAAAGCCATTTTGGTAATCTCATCCACTCCTACAGATGCTGTATTTGACTTTCATGGTAGTGAAGCACTACTAACAGCAGCCATTGTTACAAGTTTGGTGGAAGGAAAAAATCCATTTTCTAGAGTGATAAATGATGCCATCAATGTTATGATGAAGATGGAAGACAAGGACATAAAGAACATTAAAAAGAATGCTAGAACTAAAAAGGTGTAAATGGACGTTATTATTTACGATATAGAGACCATGAGTGAATTGTTCTTGATTGTTGCACAACAACCAGGACAAGAACACAATGTGTTTGAGGTGAGCAAGTTTCGCAATGATTTGGACAAGTTTGCCAACTTTGTAGCTGCTCATGAGGAACATTATTGGGTGGGCTATAACAATCTACGCTTTGACAGTCAGGTGGTTGAATGGGTTCTTAGGAACTACGACAATTGGCATGAGCTTTCTAATTTAGAGATTACAGCCAGAATAGCTCAGAAAGCCTCTGATGTCATACATGATGCTAACTTCGATGTGTTTCCTGAATATCGTGAATCTGATCTGTCCCTCAAGCAAATAGACCTGTTCAAGGTGCATCACTTTGATAACAAGAATAGGCGTGTTAGCTTGAAGAGATTACAATTTGAGATGGATTTGGAGAACATTGAAGAGATGCCCATCCACCACACAAAGACAGACATGACCCAAGAGGATATTGATGTCATAAAGCATTATTGCTTTAATGACGTTAATAGCACTAGAGAGTTTTATTATGTCACTATTGGTCAGACAGAGCATCCTTTGTATAAGGGAAATAACCAAATACAGCTCAGACTAGACATAGAACAAGAGTTTGGTATTAGGTGCCTTAACTACTCAGATAGTAAGATTGGTGATGAAATCATCAAGAAATACTATTGTGAGGAGAAGAAGATACAATACCAAGAGCTACCAAAGAAGGGCACATTTGCCAAGGTGAGTGTGAAATACTGTATTGCTAATTATGTAGAGTTTAAAACACCACAGCTACAGGAGTTCCTCAAGAGAATCAAGAAGGTGGTACTGGGTGTGAATGATGATTTTAAAGAGGAAATCCACTTCTACAGTAATGCATATTCTTTTATGAAGGGTGGTTTGCATACAGAAAACAAGCCTAAGGTGTTTGAAGCTACAGACGATGTATTGATAGTGGATTGGGATGTATCTAGTTATTATCCAGCCATCATCATCAACAATGGTAGGTATCCAAAGCATCTTGGGCCTGAGTTTCTGCGTGGGTATAAAAAGATGTTTGAGAAGAGACTAGAGCTAAAACCTCTTGCTAAGAAGGACAAAAAGATTAAGGGCATTGTAAATGCTCTAAAGCTTGCCGTCAATTCTGTGTATGGTAAGAGCAGTGATATGCAATCCTGGATCTATGATAGACAACTCACCATGTTCACCACTATTACAGGTGAGCTTAGCCTAATGATGCTTATTGAAGCATATGAACTAGCAGGCATTAACGTAATATCAGCAAATACAGATGGTGTTACAGTGATGGTAAAGAAAGAGCTTGTTGATAAGATGCACCAGATTAACAAATGGTGGTGTGATTTGACACAATATGAGCTAGAACGAGCTGACTATCAGAAGATTATATTCTCAACCGTTAATGATTACATCGCAATTAAGACAGATGGAGAAGTTAAAAAGAAGGGGGATTTTCTTACAGATTTTGAGCTGCATAAGAACAAGTCTGCTCGTATTGTGCCTATTGCTCTTGAACGCTATTATGTACACGATGTTCCTGTTGCTACTACTATCACAGGCTGCAATAATATTTTTGATTTTTGTATTAGGCAAAAGTCTAGCTCTGATTTCCACTATGAAGGATGGAATAGAACAAAAGGCGAGAAAACTGTTTACAACAAGCTGATAAGGTATTATGTATCCACCACAGGAGAAAAGCTCCTGAAGGTGAAGAATGAGAACAGCGAGAGCACAGCACCTGACACATCTCAAGTGGAAGCTGGTGAATGGGTTTGTACAGTGTGTAATCACCTACCTAGCACCACTGACACATCTGGTGTAAACTTTGACTATTACATTGAGAAAGCTGAGCGCATCATACACAAGATACAATATGAGGGTAGGAAGCGTAAGGTGGTGGTCAATCCTAATCAATTAAGTTTATTCTAATGAGAAAAAGAGTTAGCAAAGCAATTGAAAGACTACGAGAAGCTAAAAAGGAACATCTCATGAAAAAGAAAAGTGAGGTGGAAAGGGTAAAAGAGGAAGGAATCAAGTTTCCTAGCTATAATCCTCTTCCAAAGAAAAAAGAAGAGCTTACAAAAAAAGAAAGAAAAGCTGCTCAAATGCTCAGGTATAAGGAGTATGAGAGAAAAAGAACGCCTAATAAGGTTTTTATTGGCTGGGAGTACAAAGACAGGTATTCTTACAGAAAAGATGATTAACTATGCCAGACATTACAATGTGCCCAGGAACAGACTGTCCTAAGAAAGAAACATGCTATCGTTTTATGGCTACACCCTCATACTATCAGTCTTATTTTGTAGAGCTACCAATGAAAAACGGTGAATGTGATCATTATTGGGAATACGTCAAGCCAGATGCTAACAAAAAGAAGAAGAAAGTAAAGCAATAGATTGACTTTTACCACGTAAAATGTCAAGTAAATTGCGCAAAAAACTTGACTTCTACCGTGTAAAATGTCCAGTTTTTTATATAATTTACTGGACATTATGCTGCTAGACAAGGTAATGTGCCATATAATACACAAAAGTGGGTGATTTTGTCCCTTATAAGACGTATTACGCCATTTTGTGCAATAAAATACACTTTATGGAAAAGATAACAAGAGAGAACATAGCTGAGCACCTGATTAGATACCAGCTAGAAATGGTTGGTAAGACATGGGAAGATGCTATGGCTGATCAACAATGGTATTACAATTTTACCATGACACAGAACCAGTTTGATCAGTTTATGGCCTACGCACTACCACTTGTTAAAAAGGTGCTCAGATGCAATAAGAGCAAAGCTCAGACAGCTCTTGATTGGTTTAACCTGCAGTTTGGTTTACGCATCTATCCTCCACCTATGGAGCTGAATTCATTGCCTCTTAGAAAGAAAACAGATTAATTAACTTAAAATCAACATTTTATGGGATCAAATGCGTTTAAAACGTACAGCAGAGGCAACTCTGCTAAAGAAGCTTATACTAGTGCTGTAGAAAGAGCTGAGGACGAATATGGTCATCAAGAAGGCTATAGTGGTGAAATTAACTCTACACATGGTTACAAAGACATGACTGACACATGGAAAAATAGCGGTGAGGACATAGATTCTTTTATTGAAAGAAGACTTAACCAACTTAGCAAGTTTCAACCAGCAGAATGCATCTGTTGGAAAGCACCTGTTACCAACAAAAACAAGATAAAGACACAGGTGGAACATATTGTCTCTCCAGGAACAAAGAAATGGATATTGATGTATGTGGTGTATGACGGTGATATAAGGGTGACAGCAGCTCCTACAAAGACAGAAGCTGTTAAGCTTGCAAGAACATACTCCGAGAAGCATCAATGTACAACTATTGTAAAGATGGAAAGGAGGCTTGAGAAGAATGACCACGCACTGGTTGCTAAGGTTAAGTACAAAAAGGCACAAAATGAAAAACAAGGAAACTATATATTCTATGGATGGGCATCATGCTAATTATTCAGAAGATTTTGAGAGGGACTATCTCAAAGATGTCATATATTTGCAGGAGAAGATTCTTGATCTGGAGCAAGAGCTGCTAAAGCTAGAAATGGACATGAGAGAAGCAGCAAAGATATCTGTAATCAAGCAAACTCCTGTAGAAGATGAAACTAGAATTGACATTCTCCCATTTTGAGGAACTGCTCAAGAAGGGGTACAATCTTGACATTGTATTCCTTCTTGCTTTGGTTCAAGAAGAAGGCTGTGATATAAAGGAATTGAGCTATGAAAATCCAAAACTATCCGTACTCTACCAAACCTTGTTAAGAAAAGGACTTATTTCTGAAGAGTGTAAACTCACTCTTGAAGGGAAAGCTTTGATTGATTTTCTGTCCACTCCTTTGAACACAAAGATTGAGAGAAAAAAGCCTGTAGAGGACAACTTTAATAGGTGGTGGAGGGCCTATCCAGGCACTGACACATTCACCTATAAGGGTAAGCCCTTTACAGGCACTCGATCGATTAGAGTGAAAAGAGATGAGTGTAAGCTCAAGTTTGACAAGATAATGAATGAGGGTGATTATACGGTGGATGAACTAATAGCAGCACTAGAATTTGAGGTGGCTCAGAAGAAAGAGAACTCCCTAAAAACTGGTGTAAATAGAATGACATTCATGCAAAACAGTCTCACCTACCTTAACCAACGCACGTTTGAACCATTTATTGAACTAATTAGAGAGGGACAGAAGGTGAAACAATCACCAGATCCCTATAAGGGGGTGGACATATGAAAATCATTAAACAAAAGACAAAAACTCTCGTTACAAGGGATAATGGCAGAAGTTCTGACGCTGTTAGCCCCAACTTCATATATGGCTGTCTAGGAGGATGTATGTCATCTTATTGCTATGTAGGCAGATATAACCATGATAAGGTGTATGTTAACGAGAACACAGATGATATAACTAGATCTATTAGTAATTGGGTGAAAGACAAACCCTGGCCAAAAGCTGCAAATCAATGTGATTCAGTGTATTATACAATTGATATTGGATGCAGTACAGATGTTCCTCTGATGAGCAAACATTATGATTGGCAGAAGGTGTTTGACTATTTTAATGACACACCAATGGTGAAAAGTACGTTTGCCACCAAATATCCAACAATGTTTAACGCTGAGTCCTATAAGTTAAACAAAGAAAAGAACAGGATAAGGGTGAGTTTGATGCCTCAGAAGTATAGCAGTGTATTAGAACCTAATACAGATCTTATATCTGATCGCATACAATCTATTGCCAAACTACAAGAGCATATGGAAGTGCATATAAACTTCTCTCCCATCATTTATACAGAGGGTTGGGCAGACGAATACCGTAAGCTATTTCAAGAGCTACGTGATAACAATGTAGACACAAAGTGTGAATGTATATTCCTTACACACAATGTAAACCAACATGAGCGCAACTCAGAAGAGGTGAGAGAACTCCTCTGGAGACCTGATATTCAGGAATCTAAGAACTCCCAGTATGCTGCTGACAATATTCGGTATAAGTGGGACTTAAAAAGAGGCCTAATAGAAGAATTCAAGGGAATTTATGTAGAATTCTTTACATTGCTGAACATTCGTTACATATTTTAAACCAATAACATGAGCTTTGAACAACTTAGAAATGAGGTACAAGCTGGCCTAGATGGCAGAAACAGCGGTATACCTATGGGTTTCAATAGGCTCAATAGGTATGTTGGTATACGCAAGGGTATGTATTTTCTTGTAGGTGGTTTAACAGGTTCAGGCAAGACTAGCTTTATTGATGATGCGTTTGTACTCAATCCTTTTGACTGGTATATCATGCAGAAGGACCCAAAAGTGAAGCTACGCATTGTATATCGTTCAATGGAGCGCTCTAAAACCTATAAACTCGCTAAATGGGTGAGTAGGAGAATATTCCTAGATCATGGTATAATCATCACTGTACCCAAACTATTAGGTTGGACAGAGAAAATGACACATGATGAGCATGATTTGTTCCTTATGTATGAGGACTACATCAACAAAATGCAGGATGTAATCACTCTTATAGAGGGACCAGAGAATGCTGTAGGTATTGCCAAAGAGCTAAAAGCATATGCATTACAGCGTGGTAAGATTGAACAAGTGGATGAGTATAACAAGCGCTATTTCCCTAATGACGAGAATGAGATAACTATTGTTGTTCTGGACCACGTAGGCTTGATTAAAACCACCAAGGACCAATCCACAAGAAAGGAAGCTATTGACAAGATGAGTGATGAGCTCAGGTATGCCAGAGACTTTTATGGATATACACCTGTAGCTGTTAGTCAGTTCAATAGATCAATTTCTAATGTGCAGAGACTCAAGAGTGGTGATGTAGAACCACAGCTCGAGGATTTTGCAGAATCTAGTTCTACACAGAATGATGCTGATATTGTTCTTACACTGTTTGATCCAATGAGATATAAGGTGAGCGATCCCTCTGGATATGAGCTAAATAAGCTCATAGATGGGTTTGGTGCCAAGTATTTCAGGAGCCTGAGACTGATTAAGAATTCTTATGGTGAGGACGATGTTAGAATTGGTTTGGGCTTTATGGGCCAGATTGGTATGTTCAAAGAGCTTCCAAAGCAGAAAGACATGACAGACAGCGATTATGACTCTGTAGTGGATAAATCATTCTTTTTAAACAAATAACTATGAAGGCAACAGACATACAAGAAGGTGGTGTGCACTACAAGGTGTGTAAAATCCAACCAGTAGAATTCATACATGCTAATGACATTCCTTTCATCGAAGGGAACATCATTAAGTATGTAATGAGACACAGAAACAAGAATGGTGTAGAGGACCTGAAAAAGGCAAAACACTACATAGACCTATTGATTCAATTGGAGTATAATAACAAAAACGATTAACATGAGAAATCTAATCTTTGCAATTTTACTGATTAGTGGCTGTTCTGTAGCAGACACTCACAGAGAACATCATTTAACACATGTCTTTTCTGTAAAACATAACGTTATCTATTATGAGGATAAACCCTTTGCAGAGCTACAGGCTATGACATGGTCATTAGATGGTGGAGAACTAGTTAGAGAAATGAACTTCAAGCTACTTGACAAAACTAAGGAACGTCAAGTGCTAGGTGATATGATTGACTTCCTATCAATCAGGCATCCAGGGGATGAGATTGAGGTGGAGTTTTACGTAGAACCAGGTAGTGATGATTTTAAACTATAATATGACTCTTAGAGACCAAAGACAAGCTGAATTTGCTGACAAATGGGTTAACGATGGTAAGTTTGGCATCCTTAATCTATGTCCCAGGTTTGGTAAAATACGCACTAGCATTAACATTCTGAAACACTATGCTCCACATGCCACTGTTCTAATAGCCTATCCAGATAACAAGATTAGAGACTCTTGGATAGCAGAATTTGAAACAATGGGATATGACAATCCTAATATCACATACACAACACACCTATCTCTAAAGAAGTATGTAGACAATGTGTTTGATCTAGTCATTATTGATGAGATACACTTATTGTCTGATAATCAATTGTTTGCAACAAAAGATCTGTTGAAGAATAATGAATCTGTATTAGGACTAACAGGCACACTATCTAGTTGGACAGAGAGAACACTTTGTGAACATCTAGACTTGTGTGTAGTGGCAGAATACACCATTGAGCAGGCTATAGAGGAAGGAGTTATTGTGGACTATGAAATCACTGTAATGCGAGTGCCTCTAGACAACTCCACTATTCTTGACTTTAAGGGTAAGAAAAGGACAGAAAAGAAGCAATTTGACAATTATGGGTGGGTGATAGACCAAATGGAAAAAGAAGGAAAGAACACCATGTTCTTACGTTTAGGTAGAATGAGAATTATTCAGAACAGCATTGCGAAACTAAATGCAACAAAGCGCATCCTTGAGACACATCCAGAGGACAGGATTCTTGTATTCTGTGGTGTCACTAAGATAGCTGACCAATTAGGCATTCCTTCCTACCACAGTAAGTCCACTGAGAAACAGATGTTTGAAGACTTTGCTTCAGGAAAAGGTAATCACATGGCTGTAGTGAAGATAGGTAACACAGGTGTTACGTATAAACCACTTAATCGTGTGATTATCAACTATTTCGATAGTAATGCAGAAAACCTGGCTCAGAAGATAAACAGATGTATGGCCATGGAGTATAACAATCCTGATAAGAAAGCACAAATCTACATCATTAGTAGTGATGAAAGTGTTGAGCTAAAGTGGCTGAAAAAGGCCTTAGAATTCTTTGATAAAGACAAAATAAAGTATGTCTAATTCTTGGAAATTAGCTAGGTTTTTCGTATATTCGCAGACACTAAACTACATATTTAAACATGGCAAGCAAGTTAATTGGAATTGTTGGTGCAACAGGTACTGGCAAGTCTACAGCAATCAAACATTTGAACCCAGAAGAAACTTACATCATTAATGTTGCAAGAAAAGAACTTCCGTTCAAGGGATCTGAAAAACTTTACAACGCTGACAAGCGTAACTACAAAGAAGTGGATGATGCAAACGAGATAACACGTTTGCTTAGAACCATTTCTGACAAAGCTCCTCACATCAAGAACATTGTTATTGAGGATAGCAATTACATTATGGGTTTTAACATCGTATCAAAGGCTACAGAGGTGGGTTACACCAAGTTCTCTATTATGGCTAAAGATATGGTGGAATTAATGAAAGAAGCACGCAAATTGCGTGATGATATCAAAGTGTTCTATCTCACACATCCAGAAGCTATTGAGGATGGTGGTGACATTATTGGTTACAAAATCAAGACAGCTGGTAAACTGATTGATAATCAGGTACTTCTAGAAGGTTTGCTCACCGTCTGTCTCTACACATATGTAGAAGAAAACAAAGATGGGTCTGCAAGCTATCATTTTGTTACAAACAGATTCAAGAAAATGCCTGCAAAAAGCCCAGATGGTATGTTTGAAGACATCAAAATACCCAACGATTTGCAGTATGTTTGTGAAAAGTTAGACGAGTATTACAATTAAAACAATAAAAATGAAGAAAACAATCGCAGCAATCATGCTTGTAGCATTAGCTATTGCATGTGACATCGCACCATCAGAACAGAAGGCAGAAGATTCTACAATAATCTCTCCTGTTGTAGATACACCAGTGATAGTCATTGACACACTGATTACACCAGAAGGAGACACACTATTTAGTCCTATTCAAAAGTAATAACAATTTAAAACACAGAAAACAATGAGTACAATTGGCGGTAAAAAACGTGAAATCACACAACAAACTGAGTACGTAAAAAAAGTGGGTTTGTTTGAGGCAAATGTAATTGCAATTAACCCGACAGCTGAGGAGTACAATGACATTCTTGGTATTCAGCTTCAAGATGGTAGCAAAGCTACAGAATATCTTGGAGAGAATGCTGACAAGAATAAAACACTCCGTGTAGACTTCTGGTTAGAAGAAGTTAAAAGCAAAGACAAGTTCAAGCTTACATTCTTCCTTGAGGATAGGGTGAAGGAGAACAGAGATGCAACTAAGAAGCAATATATCAACAACGTTGGTACATGTTCTTGGGCTGCTGATGCAAATGACCTACCTACATGGTTCACATCTCGTGATTATCGTGTAGCGTTTATTGGTGAGGAGGAATTCTACAACTTTGTAAGAACTTGGTTAGGTGGTCTTGACTATCGTGATGCATCCACTACATTACAGCTTGACTGGAAGAGCCTGATGAAGGGTAACCTGAAGGATCTGAAAGCTCAACTTGGTGGTGAATATGCTACAACAGTGGTTGCACTTGCAACTGTTAAAACTGTTGAAAGAGAAGGAGAGACTAAAGAATACCAGGGTGTATATAACAAAGCGTTCTTGCCTTCTTACAATCTAAAGCAATTTAGACTGATTGACTATAACAGAGCAGACATTCTTAGCAGCTTAAAACAGAAGAAATCTAAAGATCTTAAGCCGCATGAGAGATTTGTTCTCAATGTTACAGGAGAATATGGATGTAAAGACTTCTATATCCTCAAGGACATGAAGGAATATAATGCTAATGACAACCTCGTTGCTTCTGATAGCGTAATTTCTGAAGACGGTGCTGATTATTAATCTTTCTGATTAGTGAGAAAACCCCTGTCAGAAATGATGGGGGTTTTTTATATTTGTGATTATGATAAAGGGTAAAAGAAGAGTTGCACTCACTCCAGATGCAATACTTGAGAAGATTAGTGAATATGATATATTCAGAATGTACATGCCTAACAAAGCATGGAAGCTAAACCAAGCTACACTTTCTCCTTTTAGGAAGGAAAACAACCCATCTTTTGTTATTGGTAATCGTAAGGGATATATATCATTCATTGATTTTGCAGATACTAACTTACGTGGTGATTGTTTCACCTTTGTAAAGCTCCTATTTGGGCTTGCAAAATTGGATGATGTTCTTAGAATGATAGACAAGGATTTCGGACTAGGTCTTGCAAGTGAACCAACTGGTGCCTATAAACAGATTGTGGCAGAATATAAACAACCTTTAGTCACAAAACGCAATTCACTAATTCAAGTGGTTACTAGAAAGTTCACAAATGCTGAGCTCGAGTATTGGAATTCCTATTATCAAAGCAGAGATGACCTTAGAGAAAACAATGTTTATGCTATCAAAAAGGTGTTCCTGAACAAACAACTGTTCTATATGAAGGAAACAGAGATGGTGTTTGGGTATCTGTATGATGGTCATTGGAAGATCTATCGTCCGTTTGGAGATAAGAAAAGCAAATGGGTGCCCAATAATGTACCTATTACAACAATGGATGGCAGAGATGATATTGTCAACTGTAAGGTGGCATTCATCAACAAGAGCAAGAAGGATTATATGGTGATGAAGAAGGTGTTTCCATGTTGTTGTGCTGTACAGAATGAGGGTATTGGTTGTTTCTCTCCAGAGAACGTAGAATATCTAAAAGCCAACTCTGATAGGCAGATTCTTTCATTTGACAGTGATGTGATTGGGGTGCAAAATAGCCAACAAATCACTAAACTGTTCGATTTTGAATATGCTAACGTTCCACGTAAGTATTTGCCTGAAGGAATAAAAGACTGGGCTGACTTAGCAAAAGCACATGGGCTTAAAACCATTGAAGACTATTTAAAACAAAAAAACCTACTTTAACATGTATTCAACTACTAAAGAGCTGTTGTTGACAACTGATGTTCCTCAACAGACAAACACCTACAAACCAATTTCACACGGTCAGCTGATTGACCTTACACTTAACTCTATTGTTGGTGCAGGATTTAGCCTGGACCAGGAAACATATTCTTCTACAACAGACGGACAGGTGGCTAATGGTAAGTTTACCATCAGCAATGTAGCAGATAAAGAGATGCAGCTACAGATTGGCTGGCAGAATAGCTACAATAAGACACTGAGTCTGAAGTTTGCTATTGGCGCACGTATATTCATTTGTTCTAATGGTTGTGTTCGTGGTGATATGGGTTCCTTCAGAAAGAAGCATGTGGGTACGGTTCAGGAGTTTACACCTACAGCCATCACAGACTATATCAAACAAGCTGGTGATGTGTTTCATAAGATGCAAACTGAGCGTGAATCAATGAAACAGAAAGAAATCACCATGCGCACAAAAGCTGAGCTAATTGGCAGAATGATGATTGAAGAGCAGTTTATTGCCTCTACACAACTTAACATCATTGCTAAGGAGCTTCAGTCTCCTACACATGATTATGGTGCTCCAGACAGCTTGTGGGAACTCTATCAGTTCACTACGTTTGCTATGAAGGAGGTACATCCTCTTAATTGGATGAGCAACCACATCAAAGCGCACAACTTCTTTTCTTCACAACTGCAAACAACAGAACCAACCTTCGATACACCAGAAGGATTTCTTCAACTTGCAATGACATTTTAATATGAATTGGGACAATTTCAAGGATCAGTTCCACGAGAGCTGGCATGCTAAGATGAGACCTTTCATCGAAAGCAAAGAGTGTGATGAGATATATGCATTCTTGAAAAAGGAATCAAAGAGGGGCAAGAAAATTGCTCCTCTTTCTTCTTCTACCTATAGATGTTTCAAAGAAACACCTTTGGATGATCTGAAGGTGGTAATGATGGGTATGTGTCCATATCACACATTTGTTAGTGGTTCTCCTGTAGCAGACGGTTTGCTTATGGGATGTTCTATAACAGGAAAGCTACAGCCTTCATTAGATAAGTTTTATGAAGGTGTGGAGCGTGATGTATATGATGGGCTCAATCTCAAATATGATAAGATACCAGACGTGTCCTATTTAGCCAAACAGGGTGTGCTGATGTATAACGCAGCGCTCACTACAGAAGCTAATAAGGCAGGATCTCACATTGATGTGTGGGAACCATTCACCAAGTATGTTCTAGAGGAAATAGTTGGTGTAGCTGGTGTGCCTATTATATTCCTAGGTAAGGATGCATCTAAATTCAAACGCTATTTACCACCGTTCATTTGGTCATTCACTGTCAGCCATCCAGCCAGTGCTTCTTATAAGCAAACTGATTGGAACACAGAGGGTGTATTCACCAAGGTGAACAAGGTAGTTAAAGACAACAACAATTACGAAATCATGTGGCTCTATGATGTGCCATTTTAAAATCAAAAGGTATGCAGTTTAAATATGTAGACAATCTCAAACAGGGAGACACTATTATAGTGTCAAACGGTAACTACCTAGACTTAGGGTTCTTTGTTGGATATGGAAGGAACACTGTACAGTATTACACACCAAGAAGTATTGCATACAGAGAAGAATTAATAAAAAAGGAGGGAGGACAACTTAGACCCTACAAGAGCTATGTACAAATGACCAGCAAGTTCAGGGTGGCAAAAATTAATGATCCCATATTCTCTGACCAAGAGGATGGTATAGAGTATGAAAAAGCTAAACAAATCCTTATTGGAGAAGGTATAATCAAAAACTAGAAATCATGATACTAGAAAAACAAAAAGAATCGGTTGTCTTACAGGATGGTGAACAAACCCAGGAATCTATAGGTATGTCTCTTGACCTAGATTCAGCACAGGTGCTTATGCAAATGCTGAGCAAAAACCTGTATTCAGATGCTATTGGTTCCACTATCCGTGAGTGTGCTTCTAATGCACTTGATAGTCACAGAAGGGCTGGTGTTAAAGACCCTATTGTAGTTTCATTTAAAACCACATCCTCTGACACCTATGAGTTCTCTGTAGAGGACTTTGGTATTGGTTTAGATGCTGATGACGTAAAGAATATCATCAGTAAGTATGGTAAGTCAACAAAACGTAACTCAGCTAATGAGCTGGGTATGATGGGTTTGGGCTTCAAAGCCCCACTTGCCTACACATCAACATTCTATTTCGTAACTAGAAAGAATGGTGTAGAGCGAAAGTATATGATGTACGAAGGAGAGGATGTTAATACCATCGATCTTTTGTATGAGAAACCCACAACAGAACGTAACGGTGTAAAAGTGATTGTACCTGTTAAGTATTACGATAGGAACAACTTTATCGGCAAGATTAAGGAACAGCTTGCTTATTTTGAGGATGTGTATTTCAATGTGGAAGGTATTAACAATGACTTCTTCATTATGAAAACAGAGCACTTCCAGTTCTCTGAGCTAGCCACTAGTAGTGTTTTACACATGTGTTTGGATAATGTAAACTATCCACTAGACTTCCAGAAGCTAGAGATTAACAGGATACACATACCAATTGCTCTTAGATTTGGTTTGTCTGACGGTATATTCCCCACCCCAAACAGAGAGGCCATTCGCTATACACAGGAAGCAAAAGAAGCTATCAAGAAGAAAATCACAGATGTTGCTAACTATTTTGTTGATAAGTATAACGAATCAATGACAGAAACAGATGATGCGATGGCTGTGTTAAACTTCTATGGTAATGATGACAGGTCTGTGCATTTTGGCACTCAATCATGGGATATTAGCTGTTTTAAGATCTATGCAACCAAAGCGTTCAAAACACCTAAACTGAAGGGTGTAGAAAACCTAGACTTTGAGAGATTATGGAAACATAAAGACAATCTATTTGGTGAGTATAAGCGCAAATATCACATGAATAATGGTAGAATGTATTCTGAAGATACTAGATATAATGACTTAAACTGGTGGCAGGTTAAAGATGCCAAGAAACAAGTGTATGTCTATTCAGAAACCATTAGCGGTCTTAAGAAGGACTATCTAAGACACATTCATAAGAGTCCTCAGAGTGTGTACATTGTAAAGAAAGAAGAGTGCTTTAGACTGGGTAAGGTGAAGTATGCTGGAAATGGTAATTTCCTTAACTACATCAACCTTTTACAGCTCCACAAGAAACCCAAGGTGGATTGGAGACCTCTTATTATAGAGTTTCAGAAGGTGTTAGCCAGTGTTACAAGCAAATTTATCAACTTGGATGAACTTGAGGTGCCTCAATCCTTTATAGATGAGAGAAAGAGGAGCAAGTCTGCTGCAGTTAAGAAGGCTATTGTTACAAAAGGTAGGCGTGTAAAGCTTGCAGGAGAGGTGGTAGGTAAGGAATTGGTAGCACTAGAGAGATTTGTTTCTGGCAAGAACTCAAAACTTGTCCCAATAACAATCAACCTAGCAACTGCTCACAAGGAACCAAAGCTCACTATTTATGGTGATGTGTCCCATTCAGAACTTATGGACACCTGGTTTCCTGTATTTCCCTCAAGAGTGAGGTTTGTTGTATTCTCTTCAAGAGAGCTAAAAACACTAAAGGATGTAAAAATTAGAAACTGGATTAGTATGGACGAATTCACTAAAGGAGAGCACATTGTGTTCAGAAGAGCTGCTACAGCTTATCTGATAAGTTTGTTGATAAAGAACAACGAATACACATTCATACACACCGATGGTATATCCAAAATCTCAAAAACACTATCTGAAAAGATTGTTGAATTGAAGAAGTATAAGAATAATTACCATCTTTCAGGTGATAAAGACTTGTATACAGCTATTATAGAGGTGGCTCAAAAGAAGAATCTGTTTGATATGTCCATCTATCACACCTATCTACAAATCAAAGACTTCCTTGATAATAACAGGTATGTAGAAAAGATGCTCTATCACAGCTCTAGTAGATACACTCTTCCTGAGGATGTTGTAGACATGCTCTGTGATTTGATGAAGTACCACAAACAGAGGGTTGATTGGAAGAATTACAACATCAAACTAAACGAAGAAACACTTGAGGTTCCTACAGATGAAGCTGTTCAGGACCTCGTAACACTTTAATTTTAAAAACAAATCTATGAGCATTTTTAGCTTAAACTGGTTTAAATCTAGAAAACAAAAAGAACTCGAAGCTCTCATGGTAGAAGAGCAAATCCTCAAGAATGACATACTCCGCAAGGAGAAAGATCTCTATCCTGAGGAGGTAAAAAATCCATTTGCATCCCTTAAAATGGTAAATGATGTCCTCACTGTTGTACTGTTAGACGGATCAATTTTGAGTAAGTCTGGTGCTACAAAGGACGATTTTAGTAGGGCTCGCTCTGCTAGAACAGAAGCTGAGCTCATTAACATATGTTCAGACAGAGCTGTTAGGGAAGAAAGAGAGAAGCAAGATAGAGAAATAGCTAGAATTAAGGCAATACAGGACAGTATTAAGAACCTTGGAAAGCTCAGTGACTTCCTTGTAGAAGGTAACACTGTCTATATGAAGGGAACTGGTAGGTCTATGCCACAGCTTCTAGTTGAGAAGTTTGCAGAAATCTTAAATAAGTACAAGAATGCTCCTGTAGACACACTTGACTATTGTGTAGAAAACGATGAGGAATATCAGTCCCACAAGAGGTTCTTTATGTGGTGCTGCCTCAATCCTAGAGCAGAGGTGGCAGATAAGCTGTATAACTTCTTGAAAAAGAACAGCTTCCGCATCACCAAACAAGGTTTCTTTACAGCGCTCAGGAATGTGGTTACACTTCATGGATCTCCAGAGCTTGTACACTTTGTAAGTAATACATACAACAAGGTGAAAGCTGTATGGAAGAAAGACCCAGAAGACTATTATGTATTCCTGAAAGACAATGTTTATTCCTTTGTTCATCATTCAGACATGTATGAAGAAATAGAAGACTATGATGATGAAACTGGAGAGTCTTTTACAGACACTATTTATAGGTATGATTTGGGTGAAGAGATAGGCAACCTCAAAGAACTCTATCTTGATTTGCCTAATAGGAACGAGAATAGGTTTACAGATGCTCACACAAAGACATTTGACATTCGTGTTGGTAGACCTGTAAGTATGGATCCAGGAGCCTGTAGATGGAATACAGATGATTGTGGTGCAGAAGGTTTGCATTTCACAGCTAATGAGATTCATTATGTAGGCTGTGGTGACCAGTCTGTACTGGTGCTCATCAATCCTATGAAGGTGGTGGGTATTGGTGAATCCAAGGGCAGATGCTGGGAATATCTCCCCATCATGACTGTATCTCGTGAGGAAGCTACACAGATTTTACACGATGTAAGCTTTGACACTTTACAGCTGGATGAGGATTACGCAATTCGCGAATTGGAAAACTTGTCTGAGAAAGCTAAAGACGGGTTCTCTAAGGAAATGAAGAAGCATAGCTTTGACATTCCACACATGACCTCTATGCACATAGACATCACTGTTGCATCTCTTGAGAAGATGAGACAAACACTGTCTAAGCGTGTAAGTTCAATTGATTAAATAACTTGGGGCTGTCACATTTATTTGTATATTTGTGACAGTCCCTTTTTATAAATCATTGATTATGAGAGCGAAGAAGAATGCTATGAAGCGTAGAGCAAAGATTCCACGTAGAAAGTCCCCAAGGGTGAGAAATGCAGGAACTATGACAGAATCTGCATTCTGGAGCTTCATTAGAAGCGCACTCAGACAGAAGTCTAGGTTCTGGAAACCTATTGTACAGGCCAAGCTAAAAGCACGTAGACCTTACAAAGGACCAAACAAACGACTAAAGTTTGAGTACCAGTGTAATGTATGTAAGGAATGGTTCCCTGAAAAGCTTATCAACGTAGATCATATACAGCCAGCTGGTAGCTTAAACTGTGCAGCTGACCTGCCAGGATTTGTTACAAGACTATTCTGTGAGCTGGACAATCTACAGGTGCTTTGTGAGTCGTGCCACAATAAAAAGACAGCAAATGAAAAGAAAGCCTGAAATCGAAGTAACAGATGAGTTTTTAGCTAAGTACGGTCATAACAGACAGTCCTACAATAATTTAAGTAAGGCTGGTAGATGGAGTGTTCGTAATAGAGCAAAACATTATGAAATGTGTAAAGCTACTATAGCTAAGAATCCAGAACATTATAGTAAAAGACATAGAAAATACTGTCTTATGCAGAACTATAATATTACGGAAGAGCAGTATGATGAAATGCTAAAGGCTCAAAACGGATGCTGTGCTATTTGTGGTACAGATAAACCCACTGGTAAATGGAAGGTATTTGCTGTAGATCATAATCATGAAACAGGAGAAGTTAGAGAGCTCCTGTGTAATGAATGTAATAGAGGTATAGGACTACTTAAAGATAGTCCTGAGCGTCTAACGAAAGCAGCAGAATATCTTTTGAAACATGATGTTAAAACAAAACTAGAAAAAAATGGCAATCTATAACAATGAACGTGATCCCAATGATGTTGATTGGGAAAAGAACAATGAACAAAATGTAACCATATCTATCAATAAAGAGCCCTCTTTTACAGAGATTTGGTATGAAGGACATGTAGAATATAATGGAGAGAAACACCAATTCTGGCTGATTCATCCACAAGGAGTGGATCCTCATGGTAATGAGTATGAGGTGGATGTTAGATGGTTCTTCCAAAGGGTGCCTAGAGAGATAAGGGGTATGTTACCGTATATTATTGATGCATTTAAACAGAAAGACAAATGATAAAAGGAGCAACTAAGACAGAAGCTCTATATAGAGCGGTTAATCTAGATAGCTCTTCCAGTCTGAAGGATTTCTCCATGGACAGGAAGAAGTATTACAAAAAGTATATACTTGGAGAGACAGTGGACGATAAAGACACTGTTGCTGCTACAACAGGTAGAATTGTAGAAACATTGTTATTAGAACCAGAGGAGTTTGACAACAGATTTTATATGTCTGTATGTATGTCTGCTCCTACAGGGCTCATGCTTTCGTTTGTAGAAGCGCTGTATAAGTTCACTACAGAGGCTACAGATGAGGATGGTAAAGTTAATAGAACATTTGAGGAGCTGGCAAAGGATGCATATACAGAATCTGGGTTCAAGATTAAGTTTGATGCTGTAATCAACAAGTTTGTAGGAAGTGATGCTGAGGTGTATTATAACGAAATGCGCACAGTGAAGTCTAAAGGACTGACAGTGGTGACAGCAGAGGATGTAGCTAACGCTGAGAAGATTGTGGATGAGCTAAGAAACAACCCAATCACCAGTGGTGTAGTTAATCTTGTAAGTAGCGTTAGGTATACCGTCTATAATCAGCTACAGGTGGAAAACTATGACATTGATGGTCTGAAATTTAAGAGTATGATGGATAAGGTGGTGGTGGATCACAACGAAAAGACCATTAAGGTGTATGACCTGAAGTGTGTCTGGGCTGTAGAGAACTTCTATGATGAATATTATCTCTATCGTAGGGCCTATATTCAGGCGTTTGCCTATTTTAAGGCTGCTTTACACTTCAGAAATGAGAAACACCTGGATGATTATAACGTAGAGCCTATTAGGTTTATTGTGTGTGATAGCACTAATTATTTTAGTCCCTTGATATATGAGCTCACTGGTGATGACATATTGGAAGCCTATGAAGGTTTTGAGCATAAAGGACGCAAATATGTCGGTGTACAAGCATTGGTCAAAGATTTGACATGGGCATTAAGTAACAATGTTTGGAACATATCTAGAGAGAATTATGAGAATGGAGGCGTAGTAAAACTTAAAAAATAATGGAGCTCAAAAAGACAATCACTAGTATTTTTATGGTGCCCACTCTTAGGATAGGCAGAGATGAACTCAAACAAAACGGGTTCATCAATGCTTATCTAAAGGATGGAAAGAGAGATGTACAGTATGCCAACTCTGTCTATCTTGTTTTCCATCCTAAGAATCTGGACCAGTTCAAGGTGTTTCTAGACAGTGAATATGAGAGAACAAAGGCCATAATAGACGATTATGATTATGAAGATGGGTTTGTTGTGGTGGTGTATTCTCTAGATAACAAGTTTAAGAAGGACTTTGAGCTAATTAAGAAGGGCAAATATTCCAAAACTTCTAGAGAATTCCAGGCTCTCTTTCCCAAGGTGATAAAGATTAGATCCAATGGCCTGTATAAAGATGAGATAAGTTTGCAATATCGCATCTTCAACAAGACAGAGGACCTACGCAAGTATTGGGAGGAGAAAATTGGTGTGGAATTTGACGATAGTATGGAGGTTTGGCAAGGTTTTATAGAAGAAAACGAGATTCTTAACATTGAAAAACTTAAAGAAGAACATGTATAACGAAGAATTTTTACAGAAGATCCTACACGAAGATGGTGTAGAAAGAGCTATTATTTTCTGCGAGATAGAGAGTAAGAGGTGTCAAGAAATGCTTGACAGCTCAAGAATAGACAACCCTATTGATGCAATGGAGCTTTCCTATGAGAGAGATTGGTGGGCTGAACGTGCAACCAGACTTAAAAATGACCAGCCATGTTAGAACTAATGGAAAAGTACCCAGAAGCAGCAAAAGAAGTGGTTGCTTTCTACCTGGAAAAGCTGCTCACATCTCTTAAAACAGAGAGTGTTCCTGAAGGGTTCAAAGACTTTGTTAGGCAGAAGGGTGTGGATAACGAAACAATTGTAAAAATTGTAGAGAATTCACCAAGAATGCTGTTTGATGTTTTTGACTCACATGAGCTTTTTATTGAAACTTTATATATGGAAAATGCATTTCATTATACAGTTTCTAATGGAGAGGAGGTTATTGTTGCAAATAGTGAAAGCTATAAAACAAGAACAGAATGTGACAGGGCTGCTGTACAAGAAGCGTTCAGGTTATTAAACGAAACTCTATTCCAATCCTAATTGATATGGTTAGGTAATATTTTCAAATTGTCTTGGTTCGTAAGGGGTAGTGAGTTACATTTGCTACCCCTTATTTTTTAACTAAAAAACACGAGAATTTATGAAAGATTTAGGATTGGAAGCGTTGTCAAGCATTACTGTATTCAGCAAGTATGCAAAATACATACCTGAACTGCAGAGAAGAGAAACATGGGAAGAAATTGTAATGCGTTATGAGAAGATGTTGATTAAGAAATATCCTAAACTTGAAGAGGCTATTCTGGTCAGTTCTCAAATGATTAAAGAAAAGAAGGTGCTGCCTTCTATGAGAGCACTTCAGTTTGCTGGACCAGCTGCTGAGGTGAATAACTCTAGAATTTACAACTGTTGCTATCTTCCTATAGACAGCATACACAGTTTTAGCGAAACCATGTTCTTGCTTCTAGGAGGAACAGGTGTAGGTTATTCTGTACAAAAGCACCACATTGAACAATTACAGCCTATAACCAAACCTGGTAAAAAGCGTAACTATCTAATTGAGGATAGCATAATGGGTTGGGCAGATGCTGTAAAGGTGCTTATAAAAGCCTACCTAGAGGGTGGTTTCTTACCAGTTTATGACTTTAGGTCTATTAGAAACAAGGGTGCTAGACTGGTAACAGCTGGTGGTAAAGCTCCTGGTCCTGAACCACTTAAGATATGTCTGGCTCATGTTCAGGCAGTTCTTGAAAGAAAAAATGAGGGTGAGAAACTTACACCCCTAGAATGCCATGATATCCTCTGTCACATTGCAAACAGTGTTCTGGCTGGTGGTATTCGTAGATCAGCTATGATTGCTCTATTTAGCCACGATGATGAGGAGATGATTACATGCAAGTATGGAAACTGGTATGAGCTTAATGAACAGCGTGGTAGAGCTAACAATTCAGCTGTACTAAACCGTGAAGAATTGTCACAAGATGAGTTCTTAAACCTGTGGAAACGTATAGAGGCATCTGGTTCTGGTGAACCAGGCATCTATTGGACCAATGACAAGGATTGGGGCACTAATCCCTGCTGTGAGATTGCACTTAGGCCCTATCAGTTCTGTAACCTGTGTGAGGTGAACGTTAGTGATGTAGACAGCCAGGAAGAGCTTAGCAACCGTGTAGCTACAGCAGCATTCTTTGGTACATTACAGGCTGGATTTACAGATTTTCACTATCTAAGGCCTATATGGCAGAAAACCACGCAAAAGGACGCATTATTAGGTATAGGAATGACTGGTATTGCATCTGGGGAAATCCTTAAATATGACCTAGCTGCAGCAGCTCATGTTGCTAAGGTGACTAATAGCATATTTAGTGAAATAATAGGCACTAATGAGGCTGCTAGGATTACATGTATAAAGCCTTCAGGTACAACTAGTTTGGTACTTGGAACCAGTTCAGGTATACATGCTTGGCATAATGACTACTATCTGCGTACCATGAGGTTTAACAAGAATGAGGACATAGCTTCCTATCTGATGGTGAATCACCCAGAGCTCTGTGAAGATGATGTGCTAAGACCTACAGATACAGTGTGTGTACGCATCCCTGTGAAGGCACCAGAAGGATCTATTTTAAGGACAGAAACAGCGCTTGACACATTAGAGCGTGTTAAGAAGTTTTCTACAGAATGGATTAAGCCTGGGCACATGGGTGGTTATAATACACATAATGTAAGTGCTACAATATCTCTCAAACCAGAAGAATGGGAACCTATAGGACAATGGATGTGGGATAATAGAGATCATTATAACGGACTTAGTGTATTGCCTTATTGGGGAGGAACATACAAACAAGCTCCTTTTGAGGATATTACCAAGGAAGAGTATGAAACACGAATAGCCACCCTGAAACATCTAGATCTCACCAAGGTGATGGAACTAGATGATACAGTGGACTTTGGTCAAGTGGCTGCTTGTGCAGGTGGTGCATGCGAAATATCATGAAACAAGAACTAATAGAAAACGTACATTACTATCTGGAGAATGGAAAGATTGTATTTACAGAACTCTATCATCTTCAGAGAGGTAGCTGCTGTGGAAAGAATTGCAGACATTGCCCTTTTGTCCCAAAAGGAGTTAAGGGTAATAAGCAGAAAAAGTAACCGTTTCTTTTTGATTTTAGCCCTGGGATTTCTATCCTAGGGCTTTTTTTTCTCAACCAAATTTTGTATATTTGTAGGCTCACATAAATCGTAAAACATATGGCAAAAAGTAAAGAAACAGTAAACAACAGATTCAAGGAAGCATTAGAAAAACTAAACAAACAGTATGGTGTAGGCACAGTGTTTACACTAGATGACAAGACAGACGGAAATTATGATGTAATTAGCACAGGATCAATTGGTTTTGATTGGGTTACACTAGGCACAGGTGGTTTTGTAAAGGGAAAGCTCTATGAACTAATGGGTTGGGAGGGTACAGGTAAGTCAACAATATGTGGTCATGCTGTAGCAGAGTGTCAGAAGAAAGGAGGAGGAGTGCTGTATATAGATGGCGAACATGCTGTAGATAAGAAGTATTTTGAAGCGCTGGGTGTAGACACAAACAGTATGCTGATAGCTCAGCCTAGTTGCGGTGAGGAGGGTTTTAACATTGCCATGGAAATGATTGCTACAGGAGACATTGATCTGGTGATTATAGATTCAGATAGCAGTTTGATTCCCAAGAAGGTGTTAGATAACGAAGTGGGTGATAGTGCTATCGGTAAGAAAGCTGTATTGAACAGCAGTGCCTATCCAAAAATCAAATCAGCTGCAGCTAACAACAATGTATGTGTTATTGTAATTAGCCAATATCGTGAGAAGATTGGTGTAATGTTTGGCAATCCTACAACAACACAGGGTGGACATGCGCTGAAGTTCTATTCTGATGTTAGAATAGAAGTGAGCAAGTCTCTTGCAAAAGAGGGTGATGTCACCTATGGTAATATTACAAAGGTGAAGGCTACTAAGAACAAGATGTGTCCTCCCTATAGACTATCTCAGTTTGAGATTGTGTATGGTAAGGGTATTGATAGAGTGCAGGAGATTCTTGACCTGATTAATGAGTTTGAGATTGGTAGAAAGTATGGTAAGACAATGACTTTCAATGATGTAAAGTATGATCTGGAAGAGTTTAAGAAGATGATTGTGGACAATGAAGAGTTCTATACAGACATCAAAGAGAAGATTGTAAACAAGATTAAGCAAGCAGAACTAAAAGTGGAAGAGAATGTTGAAGATCAAATTTAAGAAGCTGGCAGACGATGTAAAGCTCCCTGTAATGGGGAGCTTGCATGCTGCCTGTTTTGATGTGTATGCACACAGAATATTGTTTGAATCTAACGGTAAGGTGGTGGTAAAACTTGGATTTGCTACAGAAATACCTGAAGGATATAAAGGAGTGATTGTGCCTCGTAGCAACTTAACAAAGCACTTCTGGGTGTTAAACAACTCTATGGGTGTGATAGACTCAGACTATAGGGGAGAGTGGATGTGTATATTCACTCCTCTTAATATTATGTCTGAGTTTCCTTATAACCCAGGAGAGAGGATAGCTCAGGTGTATTTTGAGAAGATTGAAGCTGTTGAGTTTGAGGAGGTGGATACTATAGCTGCTTCTGATAGAGGTGTTGGTGGATTTGGTAGTACAGGCGTTTAAATCAATGCGTTATGGCAAAGCTCATACTAGATATTGAGGAAGATGAACTCAATTTATTCAAGAAACAATACATAAATCTTGTAGATTTGCATGACGAAATTGAGAAGTTGTTTGAAGAAGGCAAGCAAATAGACAAACGCAAGAAGAAGCTGTACAAGGACTGGAAGGATAAAATCAACTTCCTGATTGATATGTACAACACCCGATCTAAGTTTAAAACATATAACAAAGTAAAATGAAATCTAAATGTAAGGTGTGTGGAAGAAACTCTGAAGGAGAGTATTGCTTTAAACACAAGCCAAATACCAGTGCTAAGAGCGGTAATGCTCTTGTAAAGTCTTTTGAGAAGTCAAGAGAGATAGAAAAGATGAGAGATATGTTCATGTGGATGTGGAGAAAAAAGCCCCATTTCTCTGAGATAAGTGGTAAAAAACTAGGAAATGAACCACTTTCTGTATTCTTTCATCACATTCTTCCTAAGGAGAAGTATCCTGGAGCTATGTTTGATGAGGAGAACATTGTTCTGGTTACGCTAGAAGAGCATGATAACTTAGAGAGGGATATGTATAAGTATGATGTAGTTAACCAAAGACGTGAATTATTAAAAACCAAATACGAAATACAATGAAAAATCAGTTTTTCTACACTAGAAAAGAACTTAAGTCGGGTACACCTGAGAACCCTGTCTATAATGAATTCAGGGACAGCTTTAACATGAACAAGGTGATTAGGTCTGTAGCTATAGAGGACGGTAGAACACTAGTTCTTCTAGATGACCTACATGAGAGGGCTCAAGAGGTGCCTGACGTTGATATTAGGACCAACAAGGTGAAAGGTGTAAAGCGTCAAAAGAACACCTTTCAGTCAGAAATCTATTTAGAACCAGAAGATGCACAACGTTTTTATGAACTCACTTCCATTCATTAGTGCTAAATGCATTACCTACGGTAGAACACATTTCCTAGAAGAATCCCTATATTCTTTTGTAAACCAACAGTATGAGGGTAGGAAGGAGATGGTTATTGTAAATGACTATCCCCTTCAAACCCTTGTATTTGATCACCCAGAGGTGAAAATCATCAACCTCTCTGAGACATTCTCTACAATTGGAGCAAAGGAAAACTTTGCCCTTGGACATTGTGAAGGTGAGCTTATAGCTGTTTGGGATGATGATGATGTAGCTATGCCTAACCACATGAGTAATATCGCTAAGTTCTTCACACCAGGCACCAACCTTCTCCAATGGAACAGAGGAGTGTTATTCAATGGAGAGAAGGTGGAGTCTATTACAGGACTAGGTAACTCTGGTATTGTATATACAAAGAAGGTGTGGGAAGATATGGGAGGACATCCTCTAGAGAATGCAGGATATGACATGACCTTTGTACAGGCTATACACGCTAGAGGTGGTGTTGTGTTTGCTAGTCCTCCTGATGATGAAGTGAGCTGGTTCTATATGTGGGGAGGTAGGGGCTATCACATGAGTGGGCTTGGTACAGATGACGGTAAACGTCCAAATGCTATACAAAGGCATTCTGCTTACGTAGAAGCTGAGAGAATGAAAGGAAAGGTGCCCACAGGAATTGTTAATCTTGTTCCTAAATGGAACAGGCCTTATTCAGAACTACTAAAGAAATTCAATGAGAATAGAAAAACTAGTGGTTGATTCCACAGAGGCTGTAACAGACTTATGTAAACTAGGTATTAAACACCCTACAGATAAGTCTCCATATAATAAGTCTGATTCTTTGCATAAACATCCTTACACAGCTGTGTACAACATGTTATTCTCTTACATGCGTTATCAGCCTATAACATTAGGAGAGGTGGGTATATTAGACAATATGTCTATGTTATGTTGGAGAGACTACTTTCCCATTGCAACATTGTATGGGTATGAATACTCAGAAACAAAAATACAAAAAGCTCTGTTTGACGAGGTTCCCAACAGTGTATACCTAAAAATGGACATAAAGGACGTTGAATCAATTGAGAGAGGATTACGTCTTAAGATGTTTGACATCTTAATAGAAGACAGCACACACCAGTTTGAAGACCAAATAAGGTTTGCAAACATAGCCTATAAACATGTAAAACCTGGAGGGTTCCTAATTATTGAGGATATATTTAGGAGTGAGAGTGAACAGAGATATGCAGAAGCCCTACGTGACATATCTAAATACTTCTCATCCATGACATTCATTGTCACAGAACACATGCTTAAAAATTCACCTGGCTGGGACAATGATAAACTACTTGTGTTAAACAGGAACAATGTATGATGTTTTTAAATATAATCACCCCCTGCACACGCTCTAACAATCTGTTTGAGATAGCAAAAAGCATAAACATCCCACCTGAACAATACAGGTGGATTGTTGTATTTGATGCATTAGAGGTTCCTTCAGACATTCCAAAGGAGTGCGAGACTTATGCTGTAAGGGTGGAAGGTAGTGTGTTTGGGAATGGACAAAGGAACTATGCAATAGACATGGTGGAAAAAGGACACTTGTATTTCAATGATGATGACACCACCATCCACCCAGACCTATGGGAGAATATAAAGGATCTAGAGAGCACACAGTTCATATCCTTCTCACAGGTGAACAAAGATGGTAGCTTTCGCCTAAGAGGAGATATAATAGGAAATGGTTATATAGACAGCCACAACTTTATTGTCTCTAAGGAATGTGTAGGAGATAAAAGGTGGTTGTTAAACAGATATGAAGCAGATGGTTTGTTTGCCAATGAATGCTTCAGAGGATCAAAGAGCTGGAAGTTCATTCCCAAGGTGCTTTCTGTATACAATTCATTAAAATAAAAAAGCCCCATTGATTTGGGGCTCTTATTATTTAGAAAGACGCTTCTGTTTCATAGGCCACATCTTACTCTTAAGACGTAGCTTTGTATCAGCTTCTTTCATGTAATTGTCCTTAGGCCTAGGGTTAGTCACCTTAGGCGCTTTACGTGGTTTTCCAGATTTCATTAGCAGCCGTATTTACATTTGCCACCACCTTTCATCATCTTCATTCCACCCATTGCTTTTTTAATAGACTTACCAGCTTTAGCTTTACCAGAATAGTTCTTACCAATCACCTTCTTATATCCACCAAGTTCAGAGGATACATTCTTCTTAGAAGGAGAAAGAGAAGCACCAGACTTAGCTTTTTTCATCTTCTTACCGTATTTAGCTTCTTTTTTAGCAGCTACAATAATATCAGCACGTGTAACACCAGGGTTCTTATCAAAACCAGCCTTAACTGACTTCATTCCGAGAGAACCACCTTTTTGCATTTTTGATACCTTTGCCATTGTTATTTAGATTTTTTGGGTTTAATACCTTTTTTCTTCATTGCGATTGCTGTAGCTGCTTGTTTTGCAAGTTTACCTCCTAATTTCTTCTTAGGAGCAGCCTTTTTGCTTACGCTAATGTATGGTCCCTTACGTACAGCAGACTTAGGGATCATCTTACCAGGAAACATTTCGCTGGGTACAGAGTCCACAGCTTTCTTTTTTACTCCAACTTGAGCTTTTTTTATTTGTGCCATATTAACAATTCCATTTACGAAGTGATTTGTTTATTCTGCTATTAGGATCTCTTGCTGTTTTAGCACTAGTGTTCTTTCTCTTGTGACCTTCCATCCTAGCACAGAATGACTTCCTACGACCAGCTGCCTTACTTCCTTTCTTTAGTTTAGAGGGCTTGGTTGTAACAGCCATAGACAGTTTTGATCCAGGGTTCTGTCTACGATAGGATGCTATACCCTTTCTATTAAGACCTCCAGAAGGATCTTTACCCTCTTTTCTTTGCCAAGCAGGGGACTTACCACCACTTTTCATTTTGGTGGGAAGACTGTTGCGCATCATAGGTGCTTCCTTTAGAAGCTTCTTAATCCTAGCCATTATTTCTTACGCATTTTCTTAAGTGTAATAGCAAGACGTGCTCTTTGTCCAAGCTTACCAGGCTTCTTTGCAGCAGCTGCAAGCTTACCAGCAGCAATGGGTTTACCAGGTTTAGCACCAAGTGACTTACGTAGAGCTCCAGGCTTCTTAATAGCCTTCTGAATCCACTTACCACCCTTGGCCATAGATGTAGCACCCTGTTGCTTGTCTTTTTTCAAGCTCACCTTGGTCTTTACATTGCGAGGAGGGAGATTCATCTCTTGCACCTTTGTCCATGCTCCTTGAGGATCAACAGGTCCTACACGCTTACCAGAGGCTTTTAAACCAGCTTGTGCTTTTTTAATACGTCCCATTGTTATTTTCTTTTTGTACTAACTTTTGAAAGTTTTTTCTTTTCCTTGGTCATCCAATCAACTGCCTGTTTGGATCTCATAGATTTCATCACCTTGCTAAATGCACTTCCTACAGGCCTAGCTTTCTTAGATCGTGCCATTATTTCTTTTTTCCTTTATACTTATAATCAGGATTGTCCCTGTGCCACTTCTTTGTAGAAGCTACACCTTGTTTAACTGTCTTAGCTCTGCCTATTCTAGTGAGGTTGATGGTGTCCCATTTTCCTTTGTCCATTGTAGGATGGTTTACCATTATATCTCCTTTCTTACCCTTTGGGGTTTTCTTGGTGGCTTTATACACTACGTGGTTCTCACCACCAGCTTTTACCTTCACCTTTCCACCACCCTTGAGTGTAGATCCTTTGTATGGTCCTTTCTTTTTAATCAGAGGACCGTTAGGTACGGGAGTTATAGATCCTTTTATGGATGCAATTGTGTCACCATATTTGGACTTCTTAACTCTCATCACTTAGCAGCAGCTCTGATTTTGCGTTCTTGCTTCAGCATAGCAGCTGTAGGCTTCTTACCAGGCTTACCAGCAGCTTTATTACGCTGAGCTGCAGCACGGATGTTATCCCACAAACCACGTTGTGAAACAGATCCATCTTTACGTTTGAGCATTTGCTTTTTCATGTTATTCAGCTTGAGGTTGTTCAACAAACTCTTTTACAACACCTGTCTCTACAGCTCTAGCAAGAGCATTTTCAACAATGTTGTTAGCTTCGCTAGCTAAAAGGACACGCTGTGCGTCTGGTGAACCTAAAACAGCTCTGAGAGCGTTAAGTACAACACCAAATTCTCCTCCTGAGAGGTGAAATACGTCTTCTTGTGACCACCTATACTTCTTGTTAGGGTCATAACTTACCACAGGGGCTTGTTGTTCATTTACTACTTCTGCCATATTATTGATTTTTAATTACAAAGATGATGAATATATTTTAATCTTCCAAATTTATTTCAAACACAATTGTTGCAGAGCTCTTGATACTTTTAGAAAGGTTCAAATGAATGTGCAACAGGTTGTGTAGTTTTAATATCTCTTCCAGAAGGAGTTGGTTATATTTAGGAAGAGAGGGAGCCAGTCTGAAGTGATAAGACTTTGGATTCTTAGTTATCTCCATAATGGCTAGCTCATCTACGGAATCTATAACTCCTTCTAGATGTGCGAAATATGCAAGTTCATTATCCTGCATCACTGGAGGAAAGAACTTCTTGTGTATTTGCATTAACTAAGGGTTAATAAATACTTTGTTTTGGCTGCTTCTCCAGACAATGAATCAGCTAGGTTTGAGATGTCATGATATCCATTGTTTTCTGCATAGCTCTTCAGGCTTGACGCAAAACTCAAAAGCTCAGAAACAACAGCTGTTGCCTGAGCTCCTCCGATTGCATCAATCTTATATCCTGATGGACGCTTGCCCATATATCCCATAAGCTTCTCTATCACACCATCTTTGAAGTCATGTACATAATCGTACAATCCTCCAAGAGCTTGATGTTCTGCATAACTAGTTGTCTGCCAATGTAATAGATGTAGTTGCTCATGAAAATAGGTGAGCTTTGCAGCGATGGAATCCAGTCCCATCTCTCCACTCTTCATCATTTCCTGAGGGAATATTGATTTAGCCATAATTATAAAATTGGTGCTTCAGTGGTAGTGGTGGTAGTAGTGGTTGGTGCTTCAGTGGTAGTGGTAGTTGTAGTTGTAGGATTACAACACTCATACGCATCAATCTCCTGCCAGTTACCCACCTTAGGTTTGTTTGCTTGTAGGATTAAGCTACCAGCAATCAAACGTCCTGTACCATCGTAACGTACAAAAGCTTTAAGATTTCTTTTATTGCTTGCCATTTTATTATACTTTAGAGAGTTCGTTATAATTTACTCTGAGGTATCCAATTGTAGTGTCATATACAACAAATTGAGGATATTTCTCCAGAACTTGTTGAGCTATTACACCTTTTGTAGGATATCCAGATAGTCCCAACTCTACAGCTTTGGCGTTCCATGCCCAAGTGTACTCAGGAAGACCACCAACAAATCCACCTGTCATAGAGATGTTCTCTTTAAGACGAATGTCAGATACAGGAATAAATTCTGTGGTGGAGGTAGTGGTGGTGGTGGGATTGCAGCACTCATATGCAGGAATCTCTACCCACTTCCCAACCTTGGGCTTTTTTCTCCTGAGAATCAGGCTGCTAGGAACTATTCTCCCAGTACCGTCAAACCTTACAAAGGCTTTGAGAGGGCGTTTATCAATTGTGGCCATGATTAGTAATTTAGATTATACTTATTTTTAATTTCAAAAAGTTTTGTCAGATAGTGGTGATTGCAGAGTGTCTTACTCTTCTCATCATTCAACACTGTTTGCAGATAGGGATCTGAAAAAGGATCCTTACCAGCGTGATAGTTTCCCTTGTAGAAGGTGGGGATATCTCCCTGTGTGTTTCCTACAATCCCTGCGTTATGTAGGATGCCCATTTTATCAAGCTTCTCTATCCTGTCTGAGCTCCATGCAAAGTCTAGCTCTGGTATCACCTTCACCTCTTGTTCTCTCAGCCACAGGTTCCACAGCACAGCCCACATATCAGCGCACCAGCTCTGGAATCCCTTACTCTCACTCTCGAAGAACTCTTTATTGATGTTGCCTAGATAGGTCCTAATCACTATACAGTCACTCAGCACCTTCTCCCAGAAGCTACCCCCTATACCTTTTAATAGGTATTGGGCTCCTCCAGAGTGGTCATTGTGTTCCTCAGCAATTTGTCTGTTGATTCCCACAAGACTTGTCAGTTCACTAAGAACATCCCTGGTTTTGTAAAGCTCTAGCTTCTCTGGCTTAACATCTTTTATCTTACTATCAAAATATGAAGCGTTGATGTAACTGTTTGTATTTGATACATAGCATACATCGTCATCTATAAACTTGCTGATGTCAAACTTCTCTGTAAACAGGATGTCTGAATCACAATAGAACACTGCCTTACCCACCATATCAGGGTGCTCGTTGAAATATCTCATAAGCACATAAGGTCGTATAATGGGTATGTAGATTCCTAGCAAGCTACTCACCTTGTGCTCGTCCTTATAAAACACAAAGTCCACCTCTGGGTAGAGTGGAACTATCTGATCCCATTTCTGGTTCCTTTCTCTAAAGGAGGGAGTGAATATAAGTACAATAGCCTTGTCTGAATGTCCCCTCTCCCTTAAACTCTCCAACCATAAATGCACTTGCCAGGTGTAGTAGACATCATCTGGCTGAGCACAGATGAATTTCAAATCCTTCATATATGTAGTTTGTTGGTTTTAGCTAATTTACGGAGCTGCTGTAGTGGTGGTTGTGGTGGTGGTGAAGTTGTTGTTTAAATCACAGAGCTGGCAGGATATACCCTCTAGCTGCTTAGCAATTTGCCACAACAGATTCTCTGTTGTACCCCAACCTATTTGTTTACTTGGTATTGGCATTTTAGTATATTTTATTCAGAACAAATACATCACTATAGATGTTGTTTCCTGTAGAAGCAGCACCCCATTGAGCTGTAACGTCTAATGTATTACTGATTGTTGTATCAAACGTAGTGTTATTAGTTACATTAAATCCAAACCCTTGAACAGAAGCATTGTTAGTTTTTGTATAATGAAAACTACCTAGTGATACAATAGATGCTACACCAGCAGCTCCAACTTGTCTAATTGTAAAATCAATATTTAAAGACCACACATCATTTATAACACTACTGCCCAGATTCTGTAGACCGCTATCTAAAAGAAGAACAGATCCAGTCCTCACTCTAATTCTAATAGTTTGATTATTGTTAGCATTTATTAGACCACCAAAGATTGCTCTAAAACTATCTCCTACAGAGAATCCGTTTGCAGGAACAGTGAGTGTACCTACACCACCGTTAATCAAACTAGTTTCTGTAGTGGTGTTAGTGATTATAGTGCTGTTTGCTGTCTGAGCAAAAAGTCCATAACTCACTGATACTGGGAGTATTGCAGATGTTCCAGAGCTACCAGCTGTTCCAGATGTACCGCTCGTGCCAGTGATGGTTCCAATATTATCGTTAAGATCACAGAGTTGACAACTAGCCCCTTCCAGTTGCTTAGCAATCTGCCACAGCAGGTTATCCTGTGTGCTCCAGCCTATTTGACGTGAAGGTATGGGCATAATTGCACAAATTTATGCAATAAGTTTTGATTAGCAATGACTTATGTCAAAATTGATTAACCTATGCGATTATAAACAGCTCTAATTAAATTGGTTAGAGTTTGTACCTTTTCAGGCCAGAATGTGTCCAGGAGGACAAAACTGATTTGAACGGTGCAGCATAGAATTACAAAGGCTAGCGTTAGTTTTAGGATGGTGTTTTTCATTTTCCTTGTCCTCTATATTTTTTGATTGGTTTGTCTTTGGGACCTCTAGATTTGTAGGCTTTACCCTTCTTGCGTTTTCCGAAGGTGACCTTCCTAGATTCCCCGATTGATTTTGATTTAGCCATGGTTTATAGTTTTCTATAGTTGTTTAGAACAGAAGCTATTCTCTTGGCTATGTTCTGTTTGTTAGCCTCATAGAGCTTCATGTCCGTAAGATTGGTTATAAAGCACACCTCTATAAGTATGTTTTCTGCAGAAGGCCTCATCCATCCTAGCTTCTTTCTAGCTGTTAAAACCTCAGGTTTTACACCTCTGTCTTTGAAACCCAGGTCAGTGAATATGTTCAAAAGAGATTTAGCCAGCTCTTTCTCAAAAGGAGAAGCTACATCTGGTACAATCACCTCTGATCCCTTTGCTTCAGGGTTGGAAGCAGCATTCCAATGCAGGTCTAATAGTATATCCTTGCTAGCCACCTTACCTCTCAACCAAGACAGGGTTTGTGAGAGAGCGTTTCTGTCATCATCCATAGAAGGCACTACACCTAGAGCCTTTAGTTCTCTAGCTACATGGTTTCTGAGGTCAATGGTCAGATCCCTTTCCACATATCCATTCCCAACAGCACCGCTGTCTTTACCACCATGACCTGCTGATAGGAATATCTTTCTAGACATTATTTAAGTTTTATATACGTTGAGAGTCCATATTGCACATGTCCAGCTGCATTATATCCTATGGAAGCACCAAAGATTTTGTCCGTCTTATCCTTGTACAATAGCCCAAGGTTCACACTGTTTACCATCTGTTGCTTTCCCCCTGTCACCATAGTTCCTGCATATAGGTTCCTGGTGGGAGGGGCCTGCTCTATAATACGTATCACCCTCTCAGGAATGATGTAGTCTAGCATTATGTTGTTTCCAACCAGCTTATTTGCACTTACAGTGTCATACACTGTCACCAACCCATTGGGTTTCATAGGGAACTTAGTTTCGTATATGTTCTTTGAAAAATGAGCCTTTGAGAGCTTCTCATATTGGTCAAGGAGCACGTCATAGTCTGGGTGGGGTAGGTATTCAATCTTTGTAAAGTAGATGGTGTCCATGTCAATCACCCTGATCAACTTAGGTTTTCCAGGGATGGTGTCATGAACCTCTATGTTCTTAACCACTGTATCTATCTTTACAGGGACGTTTTCCAGTTTGTTTATCCTACTCTGCTGGTAAAACACTACTGCCATCAATCCAATAATGGCTACAAGGAGAATGTTTGTTAGTTTCATTGTATTGGTTTTTCGTCAGAAAAAAAGTTTGATACCACCTTGGCAAAGAAGCCAATCATTATAATAACTGTCCCTATTTTAGGGTGATTGTCTAGGTTAATTGCACTACCAAATGTGGTGGCTGTGATAAAAACCGAATCCGCTAATTGCCTCACCAATAGGGGTGTAGGTTTCCAATATTCAGTCCATCCAAATTTCATATCATTTAACGTTTGAGTACACCTTTGTTAGGTATTCTATGAACAATCCAAGCGCCACAAGGATGCCTATTGTCCAAACAATTTTCTTCTTGAACTCATCATACTTCACCTGTTTCTTTTCAAGTTCTTCAACCTTAGACTTAATCACGTCTATGTCATGCATAAAACCCCCAGCTTTAGTGAGTCTGTTGCCAAGAATGGCATCTATTACCTGAGTCAATTTAGTATCAATAGCATCGATTTTCTCTTCGAGCTCCGTTAATCTTTGATCCATTGCTGCTAATTCGTCTTTAATAATTTGATTGTCTTCCATGTATGAGGCTTGTATAATGTATTTGGTGAGTTGTAAATGTACAGAGAAATGTACACTGATTATCTAGAAGCCCGAACGATCGGGCATAATATAGCATTAAGTGGAAGCAACACCTCCACCGAGCAAATATAAATAAATTATTTGAATCTACCAAATTTTTTTTGTACATTTGCAGCTGTATGCCAAACAGTTATACGTATTTCAAAAGCGACATAAAAGAGTGGTTTAAGAACAACGTCCCTATAGGTGACAGGATATTGGATGTGGGTCCTGGACAGGGTACATATTCCATCCTTTTGAGAGACTTGGGGTACCAGATGGACGCTGTGGAAGTGTGGCATCCCTATGTTGAACAGTTCAATCTAAGGGCTAAGTATGACAATGTGTACACAGTGGACATACGTAATTTTGACCTACAGGGGTATGACTTCATCATCCTAGGGGATGTTCTGGAGCACCTCCCTGTAAAAGATGCTGAGGAGCTCCTTACAATAATAGATGTGTTTGGTATAGGATGTATGGTGGCAGTTCCATATATGATGCCTCAGGATGGGGCAGAATATGGGAATGATTATGAAACCCACCACCAGGCAGACCTTACACCAGATGTAATGCTTAAGCGCTACCCAAGCTTAAAACCCCTATATACAAACCAGTGGTATGGGTATTACATCAATAGCAAGTTTGTTTACGACAGGGCTTATGTGCTGTATGCCACAGAGAGCTATAAGGACACTGTGCAGGCCTGTGTTGATAGCATCAGGACAGTGAGCAATATTCCTGTTTACGTATACATGTTAAATTCACACGTACAAATCAATGGAGCTCATACGTTTAACTGGATGTGTGATGTTGTAGATGTTCCCCAGAGTAGATATATTAACAGAGGTGACAAGGATGTATATAACATTCTCATACAGCGCCCTCTCATTGTAAGAAACGCATTAAATAATGTTAAAACTGTAGCTTATATAGACAGCGATACAGTGGTGACAAAACACCTAGACACCATATTTGACTACTTCCCAGAGAAGTCTACACACCCCTATTTTGTAGAGGGTATTTACGAATGGATGATTATCAATGGTAGAGGAGGTGTTGAGTCTATAAATGACATGTCTGCATCCCTAGAACATCCAGCCTGTGAGCTGTTTGGTGTAGACCAATCTGTAAGGAATAAATACAGACAGACAGGTTATTTTGTAGCTGGTCAGTGGTGCAAAGACTTCCTGGATGAGTGGTGGTGGATGTGCAACCACCCCAAACTCTTGAGAAACCATGAATACTACGCCCCCTATCATGAGGAAACTGTAGCTAATGTGCTCCTCTGGAAGTACAAAGCTCTAGATGGTCTACCCTACCTATACATAAACGGTTCGCTGGACATGGTGAACAATGTAAAGTTTTATGGATATAAGAAACACACCTCTCACTTTGTAGCCAGTCCTGCTAAGGAGGAACATCTATTATTCTACCACGGAGAGAAAGATGCTATCACTATGTACAGGATGATTGAGCGCCAGAAGAATAAACTTAGGGTGCTGTTCCTAGCCCCCCATCTATCTACAGGGGGAATGCCTGCTTTCTTGTTAAAAAGAATAGAAGCAATAAAGGACCATGTGGAAATTTATGTAGTGGAGCATGCCAATCACAGCCCTCATTATATTGTACAGAAGGAGCAGATTAAGCAGCTGGTTAAGCATTTCTGGACACTAGAAGAAAACAAACTGGAGCTAATAGACATCATCAAGAATAACAATATAAACATTGTGCATATAGACGATGTGTCTGAATCATTTAGCAACGAGCTAATGATGGAGCTGTATAAGAATGATAGGACATGGAGGATAGTGGAAACCTGTCATAACATATCCTTCAATCCTGATAAGGAGAAGAGATATCATCCAGACATGTACGCATTCTGTACACCATACCACCTACGTACATATGAAGCTATGCCTTCTGAGAAGACTGTCATAGAGTTTCCTATAGACCCCAACCCCATACCAGTTCCTAATAATGAAAGGAAGATAGTGTTGAACGTAGGACTGTGGGCCCCCTGGAAGAACCAAGCTGAGGCTCTGGAGATAGCAAGAAAATATCCTCACATGGACTTCTGGTTTGTAGGCAATCAAGCCCCTAATTTCAAACACTATTGGGAACCTCTTATGCAGGATGTTCCTCCTAATGTAACCATTTGGGGAGAGAGAAGTGATGTAAGTGAGTTTATGAAAAAGGCAGACATATTCATGTTCAACAGTACATGGGAATGTAACCCCTTAGTCCTTAGAGAAGCAATATCATATGGCCTACCTATTGTAGCTAGAAACCTACCCCAATATGAGAACATGTTTGCTAGATATCTACAGCCTATAGATACCAATCTCAACTTGTTAGAGTTTAATAGCTACACTATTCCTACAGATAACACTATTGAAACCTTTGGAAACAAGCACATTGAGTTGTATAATAAGGTGAGGAGTATGGATGTTGTAAAACAGAATCCAGATAAAATCACTATATTCAAATACTTTGTACTCAATCCATTTTTAGAAATAAGAGGAGCTAGTGACAGTGATTTTAAGGTGGAGTTTTATGATGAGAGTGATGTATGCATATACAGCAACACTATAAAGGTGAACAGCTGGGTGAAACTGAATAGAAGCTATTTCACTAAGTGGCATGTAAAGGTGTGGGAGAACGATGTACTTATACACGATGAGTGGTTAAACTACAAGAACAAACGTGTGTATATTGCTTTTGAAAGCAAGTCATTAGGAGATACAATAGCTTGGATGCCATATGTAGAAGAGTTCAAGAATAAACACAATTGTCATGTTATAGTGAGCACCCACAAAAACTGGTTGTTTAAAGATGTCTATCCAGAAATAGAGTTTGTAGAACCAGGAGCTGTGGTTAACAACATCATGGGTATGTATAAGATAGGTTGGTTCTATAACAGCGATATGGAACCAGCTTTGCCAAACACCATTCCTCTACAGCAAACTGCTACAAACATATTAGGTCTTGAATACAAGGAGATTAAACCAAGAATAGCATTCACTCCTGGAGACAATCTGTATGGTAAGTATGTTACAATAGCCACCAATTCTACAGCAGGCTGTAAGTTTTGGACTAAGGAGGGGTGGCAAACTGTTGTAGATTATTTGACAGATAAAGGATATAGGGTGATAAATGTGTCAAAGGAAAGAAACCCATTCAAGGGCGTTATGCAAATCCCTGAGAATCTACCTATGTCTGAAGTGATGAGTGTAATACATCACAGTGAGTTCTTTATAGGACTTAGCTCAGGACTTAGCTGGTTAGCCTGGGCTTTAGATAAACAGGTGGTGATGATTAGTAACTTCACAGAGGACAATCATGAGTTTGATTGCATACGTGTTACAAAGAAAAATGTATGTCATGGGTGTTGGAACAGTCCAGAACATACATTCGATAAAGGAGATTGGGATTGGTGTCCTCTACATAAAGGAACACCCAGACAGTTTGAATGTCATAGGAGTATTACAGCACAGGATGTTATTTCTTGTCTTCCTCTAAGCCATAGCTAATCCATCTATACCACACACGTTCGTGTAGGTAGTATTGTACAGGCTTGTATAAAAGCTCTGC